GTAGGAGGCCGTATGATGCACGAGGTCACCCCAGAAGACATTGGAGAATGGTAATGGCGTTGTTTAAAAAAAAGCCTGAAGCGCCCACTAAAAGACCGTCCCGCATCGCCAAACTTGCCGATCACGAGATCATTTCTTTGATTGACACCAACATCATGCAGTTAGGCGCTTCTTTTGATGCCTACCGCTTCAAAGACAGCCCTGACTACTTCGTCAGTGATCACATTGACAATGTACAAATGCTGTGGCTAGAGTTACGGTCCCGCAACCACAAGGAGCACAAATGAGCAAGCAAATTGCTATTCTTTTGAATGACCTCGCCAACGAAGTCTACGGATACCCCAAACAAGTCGCAACCGTCGATGCAGACGACCGTTTGTTGGTTGAGGTCGACAACCGTTATGTGGAAGAAATGCTCCAGACAGCGATTGCGTCAATTCGTGACCACAAGCCCCCCTACGCAGTATCTTCCAGTCAACTATCATTTGACTTCTAGTCTTTAGCAGCACGTCCCCTTTCCGTGCTACCTCCTCGCTAAAGACTGCAAGGGCCCCCTCCATACGGGGGCCCTTGTTTTTTGTATGATGTAAGTGTGCTCAAAGAAGATGAACTAACAGACGAAGACCTCATACCTGAAGAACAGTTTGAGGAGTTGGACGACACGTCCGCTGAGTTTCTCGACCAGTTGGTGAAACGTGCTGTCATCTTTACGGAAGAGTTTACCAATACCAAACTGTTCCCCTATCAGATCCCCATTGCGTACCGAATAATTGAATCTATCATTCTTGGAGATGGCGATGAAATGACTGTCATCGCTACCCGTCAGTCGGGAAAATCTGAAGTGATCTCCAATGTTTGCGCCTCCATGATGGTGCTTTTGCCCAAGTTGTCCAAGATTTATCCGACATGGTTGGCTAAGTTTGAGAAGGGCTTCTGGGTCGGGGTGTTCGCCCCAGTTGAAGATCAGGCAGACACGGTGTTTGGGCGTATAGTCAGTAAGTTGACGAGCGATCATGCAATGGACTTTTTGCTCGACCCCGAGATTGACGACAAGGCGACGTCAGGGGGCTCCCGTGGCAAGGGACGCATCATTACCTTGAAGAACTCTGGGTCACTCTGCCGCATGCAGACCTGTAACCCCAAAGCCAAGATTGAATCAAAGACCTATCATTTTGTGCTCGTAGATGAGGCTCAGGAAGCCGACGAGTTTATGATCACCAAATCAATTAAGCCGATGCTCGCCTTCAACAACGGAAGCATCTGCCTGACAGGTACCGCCAATCGTCAGAAGTCCTATTTCTACAAGATGATTCAATACAACAAGCGTCGAGAGGTGAATGGGGGCCGTCGTATCCGCCCCTGCCACTTTGAGTACGACTGGCGTACCGCTGCCAAGTACAACAATAACTACTCCAAGTTCATTGCCAAAGAGAAACTGCGTATTGGCGAAGACTCTGACGAATTCCAAATGTCTTACTGCAACAGGTTCATGCTGGAGCGGGGCATGTTTGTCACTGAAGAGCGCCTTGCCCGTCTCTTTGACCCATCAATGCCTTTGATCAAGAGTTGGTGGCGTACCCCTGTTGTGGCAGGTATTGACGTCGCCCGCTCCACCGACTCAACGGTCGTTACTGTAGTTTGGGTTGACTGGGACCACCCAGACCCGTTTGGGTTCTATGAGCACCGCATCCTTAACTGGCTGGAGATCAACAACGAGGAATGGGAATCCCAGTATTTCCAAATCATTGATTTCCTGCGTAACTACGATTGTCTCCGTATCGGAGTGGACTCCCAGGGCGTTGGCGGGGCTGTGGCAGAACGTCTTCAGTTGCTGTTGCCAAACATCGAGGTGCTGGCAGTTTCGTCAGACTCTAAAGCCCAGCATGAGCGTTGGGTGCACCTAACTGAGTTAATTCAGAGAGATCAGTTAATTATTCCTGCGCACTCTAAAGCCAAGCGTGTCCGTATGTGGAAACGTTTTAACCAGCAAATGGCGGATTTAGAGAAGGTGTACAAAGGTCCATACATGTTGGCAGCGGCTCCTGAGGAAAGGGGGGCATTCGACGACTACCCCGACAGCCTCGCCATCGCTTGCGCCATGACCATCTACGACACTATGCCCACCATTATTACAGGCGACAACCCCTTCTTCACCCGCTAAAAGTGGTAATCTATTACTCAAGTACCAACTCCCCAATGGAGGAAATATAGTGACCGTTGCACCCGTTCCCATGTTCCCTGAAAAGTCGCCCACGATGTATGAGCGTTCTTTGGCCCCGAGCATTCCAATGAACAAGGGCCCGCTTCGTTTTGAAGAGGGTGTCGCTACCGACACCGACGTCCCGAACGACTTTGCTCGTGGCGCATACTTCGATACTTCGTCGGCCCCTGGGCGCATGAACCATAACAACCCTGAGGCAGTTTTCAAGTATCCGATGGAAACTATGCGTGAGCGTGCTCACGTCGGTTCGGCGGCGTGGATTGAAGCCCCGACTGTCCTCTCGGACTTCGTTCAGGGTGCCATGGCAGGAGACAACATGCCAATGTTTGAGCGTGTCTTTAATCCTGGCACCCACGTCAACCGCATGAATCCCACAGTCGTCAGCGACTGATGGAGGCTACGGGCGCTCCTGCTGGAGAAGCCTCTGCGGGTGAAGTCAGTGAGGGGGGCGAGGACGCCCCCCTCACTACTACCCAATCAGGGATAGCAATTGCTCCCGTTTACGCTGGCTTTGCCCGCCGTCGTAAATGTTTCTACGATGGCTTTGACTATTGTAGAGGATGATTATCTATGGCTCGTAGAAAAATTCAAGTTGCTGCTGAAGGCATTAATTACAAAAAAGACACTCCCCCTCTTCAAGACATTATAAATAGCGTCTCTGAGTCTGATTATCGAGACGCAATTGCAAATATTGCGGATGTTCAAGCGCACTGGAATGCTTACAAAAGGGAACGTGGTGGGGGAGAGGGCCTCACCATGATTTCGGGAATTAGTCCTGGCAAAGACTGGAATATTAAGATTTCAAAAAATGCTGCGCACCCACATCCTGCGGTGCGAGCCGCTCATCAAATGGGCATGTCGTTGTCTCCAGGTGAGACTAGTGGAATGGTAGAAACCTGTGCGGGGTGCCGTACTGCACAATGCAGTGCAATTTGTAATGCATATTCTGGAAAGGGTGCGATTCCTGGTGGTGCTGTCCAAAGAGCCCAGCATATTAGGACAAGTTATTGGGTGGATCACTCTCAATATGCAGGCGCCCTAGCCGTTCACGAATCAAAACAAGGGGCAGCGATGGCCCGTTCCATCGGCATGATTCCTATTTTGCGAGCCAACATGTGGTCAGACATTAATATTGCTCGTACTAATTTGCGTGGTCCCTGGGTTGAAGATTTTGAGGAAAAAGCAGGACCGCATCGTGGTGAAGGACTTGCTCAAGAATACCCATTGATGACCCACTCTAACTACACCAAAGAAACTTCAAATAGAGTTTTGAGGGAGGGGGAAAAGGAGCCTGAGGAAGGACTTCCTTCAAACTATAAATTGACCCTAAGCATTAGTGAGCAAACCCCTGTTAAACGAGTGCAGCAACGTCATGAAAGTGGGCGAACTGCAAGAGCAGTCGTTTGGGCTACCCCAAACCAGGAAAAGCCCAAAGAATGGACAATGGAAGACCGTGCGGGACGAGGCACCTTCCCCTCTTTTGATGCCGACATTTTGGATGCGGTGGCACTTGATAAAGAAGTAGGCAATGAGGGTGTTGGACTTCTTCGCCAAAAGCAAACAGCGGGACTGCGCACTCTGAAGGGACAGATGGACAACACCAGTATGGTGCGTCCTCTTGATCCTGACGCCCCTGTTGGAAGTCGGACTGGTATTCCTAAAGACTACGCTTCTCCTGAATTCATGGAACAGGCGTCAAAAGTTAGCGACCGAGCACGTCTTACTGCTGGTCCTAGCAGTGTTGCGAATATTCGTCCATCAAGGAGTAAAGCGTTCCGAGGAAAGTAATGACCGAGGCTTGGGCTATTGTCATTGCCGCTGCTGTCACGGGCATCTTTGGTTTGGCGGGTCTCGCAATCAAAGAGTTTCGTAATATGAAAATTAAAAACTCTGAGGACCACAGCGCTGTCCTGAGTAAACTTGACAATGTTGAAAAAGGTGTCCATCATGTGTCCGAACGCCTCGATGATCACATTGATTGGCATCTGAAGAAGTAGTGCTTGAATTCCTGAATGGGACAGTGTTACTATTGTGCAGTCGTGTACACGACGAGAAACTCGACGCATTAAGGATTCTACGTGAGCGCACTTTCAGACGCATTGCGGGCGCCCCGACCTTCCGCCACTTCTCATCTTTGTAAGTTCAGTCAGACTTTTAACAAATTGGACAAAGAAGATAAAGAAACTATTCTTGAAGCAGTGGACAAGATCCGTGCGGATCAAGGAACAGGCCGTTCAAAGCAGTACAGCACCTCATGGTTGACCAAGATTCTCAAATCTTTTGGTCATGACATCAGTATGAGTAGTGTTCAACGACATGTAAACAAGGAGTGTTCTTGTGAGCGAACTATCAACTGAACTCCGTAAGGGCCCGCCTGATAAGGTCAAGGCAATTGGGCGTCTTGTAGAGATGCTAGAAAAACAAAACATTGATCTTGAAGAGATCGGTGAAATTAAGCGAGTTTCTCTTTATCAGGCACTTACCAAAGACCAAGTTGGCGAAGCACAGATCCACGATCTTGCTGCTCTGCAATTCAGCCCAAAGTGGGAAAGTGGGCCCGAGTGGGACCCTATTCGCCAAGGCCCTGCAATCAAGTTGCCAAAATCGCAAGTCAAAGCAATGGTATCGGCATGGCGTACTTGTGTAGTGCTTCCTGACATTCAGGCAGGTTTCTTTAGAGCAACTGATGGATCACTTGTAAGCACTCACGATCCACTGGCAATCGACTACGCTCTTGCCGTAATCAAGGCTGAAAAGCCTGATGTCGTTGCCCTCAATGGTGACAATGCTGACTTTCCCGAGTTTGGGAAGTATCGACTTACCCCA